CGTTATCGCCCATCTTTCCCCTCCAGCACATTCATTATTTCTTCCTTGAACTTCTCCATGCGGAGCATGGCCTCTGTTCGTAGGACGCAATCATTTGTGACGAAATCCTCCAAGCGGTTATTCTGGACTAGCAATTCTTCGAATTGTTTTTCCAGCTTCTCAATGCGGTCTGCAGCTTCGTTCATTAGGCCGCACGGGTGCGTTCCATACAGTTCGTTCACCGCAAGCCGCAGCCGCGCCACAAGATCGTCAGTCATCTCATCCTCCATTTGCCTGCTGGGCGTTCCAGCCGCAGTATTCAGCGTTCCTTGTCTCACCCGGGCATGGCTCTGGACAGGTGCAGGCATACTGCCGCAGGACGCTGTAGTACCTGTCAACAGACTTTCGCCTGTCCTCGTAGTCGCGCAGCCTGTCCTTTCTGCACATATCCAACTCGGCCACCGTGCGCTTGTGCGTCCAGTTCAACTCCTTGAACGTGTTGTACAGCTCTAAGGTTGTGTTGTAGTCGAAGGTGACAACAGTCTCGCCCCTATAGATGCCATCACGCAGCTGGTTCAGCGCTTCTTCAGGCGTCAGGTTCGCCATCTTTGCCCCCCATAGCCTTCCACAAAGGCAGATCGTCCATGCCAAGTGCGTCCATGTACACGACCATCAGCGCCTGTTCTTCCTGCCGCTGCTCAGGCGTCCTGCGCCGAAGTGCGATGATCTTGCGGACGACCTTGGCGTCATAACCTGCCGCCTTGATCTCGGTATAGAGGTCAGAGATGGACAACTTCAGGTCGTCCTTCTCATCCTCCAGCTTTTCCACCCGGGCGACGTACTGCGCCAGTTGGTTATTCTCTCGGCTCATCTGGCATCTCCCTGATCAGTTCTTCCATGTTCGGCGGTTGCCGTGCGGCTTCTTCTGCTGCTTTGCGTACACCCTGCTCCAGCTGGTACTCGATCTCTCTGCGTTCGATCTCACGGACCACGAGTGATGCGTAGCCAGCGATGTCATGCCAGTGATCCGGGTCAAAACTGTTGCCCGACATGATCCTTGCCAGCTTCAGGCAGATCGCCTCCAGAGACTCCTGCTGCCACTGCTCCAAGTCTTCGAACGACCGCGAGGACTTCAGCGTGCGCTTTAGATTTTGGGACATTGCTGAAACGTAGCGAAAGTCTCCGTGCGACTGATGCCGGGTCTGTAATGTAGTCTGAATACTGTCTGCCACTAGTTTCTCTCCACTTGATTGATCCGTGCAGCACGCTCGTGTGGTCGCGGCTGAACATTCTTCCAGTTTCTGCGTAGGTGAACCCGTTCGAGATTAGAGCGAACCAGACCTCATGCCTGCATACGGACAGGAACTGGACGCGTGAATAACAGAACGCTTCGTCGATTGTGAGCCCATGCTTCCTGACGATCTTGGAAACGATGGCGCGGGCTTCTTTCGGCAACTTGATCTCCGCACAGCAGCGATCCTTGTTCGCTTGGAACCAGCGCAGGAAGTTCTCCATTGAGACTGCCTTGCGTTCGTCCCTAAAGATCAGGCGATCAGGCTCTCTGTTCTGGTATGGTTGCACGGGCGGCGGGGGTGGCGGAGGCGGCTGGATTACAACCGGCTTCGGTGCTTGCTGGCTGCTGATGCGGCCACGGACGTTCTTGTAGTGTTGGAGTAGGTCGTGCGCGTTCAATGGTGCATCTCCATCAAACGGCTGCGGGCGGACCCGAGCGACCCGCAGTAATCCAGCTCACCATGCACCGAGCAGACCCGCCAGACGGGAACATCTGTCCGCTTGTTATTTCGGGTCAGCTTCTCGATCACCCCGACCTCCTCGCCGAAATAGGTCAGAACCCAGAACCCCTTGTGTTCTTCTTTCAGTTCTATCGGATTTTTTGTCAGCATCTCGAACCCCCACGACCACGGCGGCCAATAGAATGATCGCCGGTAGAAACAAAAACAGCGTTAATGCGATGACGAATGGCGCGTCGGTCATGCCATCGCCAGACACAGGATCAGGACAAAGGCCAGCACGCTGAGGGCTGCCGAGGCGTTCAGGATTTCATAGATGACTTCGCGGATCATTGTTGTCTCCTCATCAGGGTGTAGGTGGGGGCCGAAGCCCCCGTTGTCTTCAGAAGTTGTAATCGTAGTGCTTGTAGGGCTGGTTGCTCAAAACGTAGCGAGAGCCGTGCTTGTCGCGCCATCCCTTCTTCCCGAGGCGGATGCGGACGACCGGGGCATCCGGGCGAGGGGTGATGATCCAGCGCTGCTCGTCCTGATTGATGCAGTAGGCAGAAAACCCTCCGGGGACGAACTCTGGCTTCCAAGAAGGATCGCGTTCTGCATTCATGGCGCGAACCTCGATTGTTTTGTCGCTGATGACACGGACAATCTCAAAAGGCTCGGCATCGCTATAGCCGAGCTGGTTGGCGTGCGAGGCAGTGTGAGGGGTCAGTTCGATCATCTTCGTCTCCATCGTTGCCGGTCAGGCAAATCAGCGCCTGTCCATGAAAAAAATTATAGACGGTCTGACGGGAGATGCAAACAAAAAAATGCAGCCTGTGGATAATTTCCGCAGGCTGCATGTTGCTATGGTTAACGCTGTCAAAGTTTTGACAGGTTACTGGTTCAGCGCGCCACCAAGCAAGCCGGGAACCAGCGCCCGGGCTCCAGTGGGAGCCGTGTATTGCCGCGCGGCCAGCATGGCCTGCATCGCCTCCAACTCGCGGCGCAGGTCGGCCTCGGAGCGGGCGAACAGAACCTTCCGCAGCTGCTCGTTCGCCGCCTCCTGCCGTGCAGGCGTGATGCCCTTCTGGACCGCCTGCGCGGCTCCCTGAACTGCTCGGCCAATCATGCCGATAGTGGGGCCGCCAGCAGCCATCTCTTGCGCCATCGACGCCAGCGGGCTCATGGCGGCAAGGTTGCTTTCTTGCTGCAACAGCGTCTGCGCGGTCTGAGAGCCGCCCAGCAGCTTGTTCTTGGACGACGCCATCCGGGCTTCCCGCTCGATGTTGGCGAACAGGGTGTCGGTGATCCTCTTGGCCTCAGCGGGATCATTCCATGCAGCCTTGATGGCCGCTTCCATCTGCTGCTTGGCGCGGCCTGTGCGGAAGGCTCGCGTGACATCCTCGCCCGTCACTCGACCGTTCAGAACGCCAGAGAAGGCATCGAAGACACCGACCAGATATGCGTCCTTGTCGGACGGCGACATATCTTTCACCGACTTCTCGATCAGCTCTGGCCGCGTCTTGAAGACCTTCTGGCCCTCCATCATCTGACGCTCGGCAGCCCGGGTGTCAGACCATATAGCGCGGGCTTGCTTGTAGTCAGCATTTTGCTTCTCAGCAGCAGCCAGTATGGCATCACGCAGAGACTTCAGATCGCCACCAAGGTTGCCCTTGCCAGCCCGGTATGCCGCAGAAGCCGCGTCATCGAGCGCCTTCTGAATGCTGTCCACCTCGGCGAACGTGTAGTCGCGGGCGATCTCTTTCGCGTTCTTCTCGTTGCGCTTGATAATCGTTGCCGGGGTGATGCCACGGATGTCGGCAACAGTCTCAAGCTCAGAGAACACGCTGTTCGGAACCTTTTTGATGAGCGCATCCAATTCATCGGATCGCGCGACAATCGGATCGACCTTGGCATAGAGCGGCTTTGCGATCTCTGCACGAGTGGCAGCAAGCTCATCGAGTGAAGCGAAGATATTCTTCTGCTGCCCGATGGCGCGGGTGAACTCCTCCTCCAGCCGCTGCGTCTGACCGGCAGCACGCTCTTGCAGCTGCTGCCCGACGCCAGCCCTCTGCGCCCCGGGCGTCTGGGCAACAAGGCGAGCCTGTGCCTCCAGCGCGCTACCCGGAGGTAGGACTTCGGACGGCAGTTCCGGCTTCACGCCAGTCGCCTGCCGCTGCTGGTACGCCCGCAGCAGGTCATCAACCGTCATGCCCTCCTGCTGTAGCGAACGCTGCAACACGCCCGCCGCCAGCTGCTCAGGCGGCCTCGTCACCGCGCGATAGGCAGCAGCGCCAGCCGGGAAGGCAGCGCCAACAGCGCCACCAAGCGCCATGCCGGTCACGGCCTCCTCGGCAGCCTTGTCGAGCCGTGCAGCCGCGCCGCCTTCGCCCTTCAGGAAACCTTCGACGCCACCCTGAACACCGCCGACTGCGGCGCCCGTGCCAGCCATGCGACCGATTTGACCGGCCAGACCGGCAGTGCGTGCAGCAGCCACAGGAGCAGCAGCGCCGCCGCTCAGAACAGTCGCACCGATGGCAGGAACCACGCCGCCAGCGATCTCGGCAGCCGTGGACCACATAGGACGCTCTGCCCGAGTGATGGCGTTTTTCTGGCGCACATAGGCCAGCTCGTCGTCGTAGCGGGTGCCACGGGCAAGCGACCGTGCAGCAGCCTCTGCCTCGTCACCCGCGCCCATCAGGACGCCTTGCCCAAGAAACTGGCGGCCCAGCACGTCTCCGATGAACGACGACTGCTCGGGAAGCCCGGCCTGCGTCCGCATCTGGGCAAGCACGGCGGCCTGATCGCGCGGTTCCACGGCTTCCCCCGCAGGCGCGCGATACTTCTTTAGGATGTCGAGTGCGCTTTGCTCTGCCATAGTAAACCTCAGAAACGGGGTGCAGGAAGTTCTTCTTCACGCAGCAAACCGCGTGGATACTGGCGCATCGCCGCACCGAGCGGGCTTTGACCAAGACCATATCCAGCAGCAGGCACAGCAGTCGGCGCGACAGGAGGAGCGAGCCCCGGTTGCAACTGTTGCAGACGTGCAGAATACGCATCCTTTGCTGCTTTGCTCATCAGGTTCGGATTGAGCAGCTGCAACGTATCTGCATCAAGACCCATAACTTCACTTGCACCAATGGTCTTGGATGCCGTCTCAAGATCACGTTTGCGCGTGCGAATTGCAGCCAGTTCAGGGTTGCGGAAGTCTTCCACGACATCCTTTGGATCAACCTTCGCACGGGTTGCCAGCGAGGAGTAGCGGCCCAAGTCCTTTTCGAACTTGTCCATCTCCTGCTCAAAACGCGTCTCAGCAGCACGCACCAGTTGCGCCCTTGCTCCGGCGCTCAAAGTTCCTTCGCCCATCAGTTTGTTGTAATAACCTCTGACAAACTCGGGAACGCCTGCTGCGTTCTGAGCATTTGCGGCCTCACCACCAGTCACCGTCGATGTCGGGTCATAAACCTTCATGATCGACAGAACGAGAGCCATGTCGCTCGCACCAGCCTTGTTCTGGGCGAGGTCGCGCATCGTCATGAACGCTGTCTGCCGGTCGTTGAACGGCAACGCAACCTTGCTGAACTCGTCACGCAGTTTGTCTGCACGCTCGAACTGCGTCTTCTCAGCACCCTGTTGGGCGGCCAGCGCCTCCTTGTAGATGTCTGCGATAGTGACATTCGGATCGGACAGCCGA